GGCGCAATCGTCGTCGGCGCCGCCGACAGCTTGATCACGCCGCACGTCACCGGCGCATTGCCGCCGGAGGGCGGGAACAAGGCCGGCGTCACGATCGCCGCGACCGTCGCGCCGGCAGGCACGTTCGTCCCGCTGACCGCCGCGCCGGCGAGCCACGAGGTCGAACCGAGGCCGCTGATGGTGCCGTCGGAATTGAGGACGCCCTGCAGTTGAACGGTCGGCAGGGCGAGATTGACCGTCGTTCCGTTGATCGAGGCGACCGTCGTCCCCGGCGGGACGAGGCTCGAATTGATCGAGCAGCCGGCGATGATCGCGCCGATCGCCGCGACGGTCGGCGCAAGCGAATTGGCGACCGCCGTCAGGGCGGATTTATAGGCCGCCCAGACCGTGGCGTTGGCGTAGCCGAGGATCGGCACCGGCTTCGACGCGCCGACGGCGGCGAACGAGCCAGTGTCGACCGCATTCGCGCCGTCGCCCGCGGGCGGCGGTCCGATCCACGAAACTCCGACTGGCGCCGGCAGGCCCATTTAGATGACCCTCGGTCCTTGTTTGAACACGCCGCCAACCTCGGCGCGCCGCGCCGCCGGGGCGATCGTGCCAAGCACGTTGATCGTCTCTTTGGTCGGATCGACGCTGCCGACGACGCCGAAGCGGTTGTTGAAGTCGGTCAGCGCCGCGCCGACCTGCGGCCGAACGTCGTCGGGATTGTTGATCGTCTTGCGCGACTGCGGTGCGCCGCCGCCGTCGGACGTGATGATGCGGCCCTTGCCGGTCGTCCACACCGGCGAGATCGGCACGTCGAGGCCGGTCGAGCCGATCGAGGCGAGATAGAGGTCATGGATGCGCTTGGCCGCCTCGTTCTCGGGCCGCATCGCCGGATTGGGGACGCTGTCCCAGAAGATGCGGGTCTGCACCGTCTGATGGGTGAAGCCGTCGACGCAATAGGGATCGACGACGACCTCGTTGATGTAGACCTTGGCGACCAGGGCGTAGATCGGCAGCGCGCCCTCGACGCCCTGCGCCACGCGCTCGCGCATCGCCATGATCTCGACGATCATGCTGGCGTGCGCCTTGGCGCGAGCGGCGAGGATTTCCGGGGCGACGCGCTTGCGATCGGTGCCCTGATCGGAGATTTCGGCGATGGCGAGCGCCAGATTGCGGAAAATGCCCATTTCCGGCGCTTCGCCCGGAACGGCGGCATTCTTACCCTGGAGCGCCGCAAGCTGCTTTGCCGTCTCCTCGGCGACGGCGCGCTGGAACTGCGGCGTCTTGAAGAAATCGACCGGGGCCGCGCCGAGCGGCGCTGCGGGATCGACCTCGAACGGATCGGCGGCGTCTTCGGCCGACTGCGCTTCCGGCAGCGGCGGCAGATCGGACCGGACTTCCTGTTCGGTTTCGGCGGGGCTGGACTTGCGAGCGCGGGGCATGACGAACTCCTTGGCGGGTAAAACGGCGTGGCGCATTGGCTCGCCACGCCGAAGTCACGTTCTCGGATCACACGGTGAAGTTCTTCGCTCCGTACTTGTTGGCGAAGTCGTCGCGCACCATCGTCACGAGCGCGTTGGCGATCGTGCCGGTGGCGAAGCTGGTGGCCGCGGGAACCGCGAAGTTGAGCCGCGCGAAGCGAGGCCGCAGATTGGCCGGGAAGGCCGGCGGAACCTCGAAGCGGGCGATGGTCTGACCGGCCGTCAACTGCGCCACCGTCAGAGTTCCGGTTTCCTCGACGGTCTGCCAGGTTCCCGGCTGGTAGTTTCCGGCCGCGCCGGTGTCAGGCGCATATTGCACCTGAACATTGAGCGTCGGCGTGCCGGCGCCGGCGGTGAAAGCCGTGCCGACGTTGACGACAAGCTGCGGTCGCTTGCCGCCAATGCCGGGGTCGTAGCCGAACAGCGACACGTTGCCGATGATGGCCGGCGGCGCAACGCCGACGCCCGCCCCGAGCAGATCGAGAGTGTTCGACTGGAAGTTGACGCCGGCGGCGCCGACGCAGGAAAGCGCGGACCCGATCGGGATGAAAGCAAGTTGGGCGTCAAGGATCATGGCGTTTCTCCGAATTCTGGGCCGCTCGGCCCGTCAGCCTTTCGTGTTCCCGGAGCGATCAGGTCACGTTCGCTTCGTTGTTGAGCAACTGGTCGACGATCTTGATCGGAATCTGCCGATAGCCCTCGACCGGCTCGCCGGCGTAATCCTTCATGCCGATCAGGACATTGCGATTGCGCAGCGACTGCTGGTTCATCGCATGCCGCAGCGTGCGGTTGCAGTAGAACACCGGCCGCACGCCGTAGTCGTCCTGCGGCGCGTCGGTCTTATGGACGCCCGACTGCTTCAGCTTGGGGAACAGCAGCAGCATCTGGTCCATGTAGATGAACAGGTCGGGCGGGTTCGAGCCCGTCAGGCCGTTGGTCGCGCTGGTGGTGTCGATGTTGGCGAGCCGCGCGCCGAAGCGCCAGTCCTTCGGGCAGATGCCGGCTTGCTGGCGGAACCAGCTCGTGTAGGCTTCGTAGCGGTTGCCGAGCGAATCGAACGCGGGCGTGACGTCGCCCTTGTCCTCCATGTCGAGGCCCGCCTTGGAGCCGCGCGGGAAAACGCCGAAGATGCGCTCCGCGCCCCAGCCGACCAGCCACAGCGACGTGTTGGCGTTGCCCGAGCCGAGCGCCGAGACGACGTTGGCGGCGTTGAGGGCGGTCGCGGTGTTGATGGTGTTGTAGAACGGCGCGAGGCCCATGAACTCGGCCGGGCTGGAAACCGTGTTGCCGTAGAACACCGTCTGGGCGATGGTCTGCGACATGCCTTCGAGGAAGGCGACGTCTTCCGACTCGCGGAATTTCTCCTTGTCGCCCGAATGCTCGGCGAGCGCGCGGTCGACCTGGGAATAGTCCTCCAGCATGCCGAGGCCGACGCGCGCCTTGGCGGTGGTCGACTTCTGATAGGGCACGCCCATGTTGTAGGAGCGCCAGGAGCCCGCCGGGATCGAGGTGCGGAACACGAACTCGTGGCCGGTATGCTCGTTCGCCTCGACCCACGGCATGTCTTCCGCATAGTCGTTGGACTGGCTGAGATACTCGGCGATGACCGGGATGTCGCCGTTAGGGTCGACCCGGTTTGCAACGTCCAGAAGGGACGGCCATTGTCCGGTGGCTATTTTAGCCTCCTATTGCGAAGGGTTGCTCACCCTTGGTTGCCGGATTCCCGGTAAATGTCGCGCAGACCGCGTCTCGGCGGCTTGCCATTGTTCGGGGGCGGCTTGGGGTTCGCGGCGGGGGGCTTCGGTTCGTCAAAGGCGCGAGCGACGTTGTGGAGAAGGCGAACGAACATCGGATGATCGCCGGCGCCGGTGATCTTGAGGAAATCGTTGAACGCCTTGCGGTCCGCCTCGGGAATGAAGCGGTCGCGCATGCGGGCGACGGCTTTCATCGCCGTCTCGTAGCCAGAGCCGCCGAGCTGCGGGTCGGCCATGATCTGCTTCTGCCAGTCCTTGCGGGTCTGGTTGAAGACGTCGTACTGGCGCTGCAAGGTCGCGCCAGCGAAATCCTGTATCGTCTTGGCGTGCAGGTTCATCAGGCTCTGCACGCCGGCTTTCGGATCGACGCGGAACGAATCGAGCGCGGCGTTGAGCTGAAGCTTCTGCGCTTCGTCGACCTTGAAGCCCTCGGGGAGGGTGTATTCGTAGACAATCGGCTCGGGCAACGCCGGCGCGGCGGCGGCCGGTTTCTCGTCTTCGGGCTTGGCGGCCTCGGCCGGCTTTTCGATCGTCGCCGTTTCGCCGGGCTTCGCCTCGCCCTTCGCCTTCTCGGCCTGCTCGGCGTCGAAGGTTTCGAGCAGGGAGGGAATCAGCTCGGGCGTCGCTGCGGCCGGCGCGGCGGCGCTTTCCGCCGCAACCGCTGCGGGAGCGGCAGGGGCGGGAGCCGGCGCGGCGGCAGGAGCCGGGGCCGCGCTCGCTGGCGCAGCGGCGGCCGCCGCCGACGCGGCAGGCGTTTCAACGGGCTTGACGACGGGATCGGCCATCAGTCAGCTTTCTTCTTGGCGCGCCGCTTCGGCTGTTCCGGCGGCTTCAGCGGGCCGTAGTTCTCTTGCAGCATCAGCGTGACCTCGTTTGGCACAAGCTTGAGCCACGAGAGATAGAGACTGAGGCCAACGGCTTTCTCGCCGGCCTGGAACCAAGTCGATTCGGGATTGGGAAAGCCGTTCGGACCGCAAGCGAAGCGATCCTCGAGGGCGTGCGCGCGGTCGAGAATGGCCCACATCTCGCGGCGGCCGAGCGGCGTGGCGAACACGGCTTCCCAGAACGCCTGCGATTCGCGCTGGCGCTGTTCGAGCGCCGTGACCTTGCGAGCGTAAGCCTTCCTGGAAGCGGCGTTATCAACCGGGGCTTCGTCATCGGTCGCCGGAGCGTCATTTTCTGGTTCTTCGTCATCGCCGGTCACGACGCCATCTCGGTCGGCGCGATGAGGCCGCTGCGGCGGCGCATCATGCCCGGCGGCAGCGCGACCGCGACGGGCGCGCCGGTGCGCCGTCCTGATTCGCGCGGCTTGGCGTAGATCGGGCCAAGCTTGCCGGTGCGCTTGGTCTTGAGGTCGCCGACGACCTTGAGCAGCATCTCGAGGTTCTCGGCGAGCTTAACGAACAGCGGGTGCTGCTCGCCGAGCGGAATCTTGTGGCGCTGGCCGGTCGTCGGGTCTTTGACCCCGCGCAGCCATTCGCCGGCCCGCGCGTGCGCTTCGGCCATGCACAGACCAAGCGGCAACCAGCGGCCGTCGCTGCGCCAGAACGCCGCCTGTCGGCAGCATCCTTCGATCAGCTTCAACTCTTTGCGAAGATCGTCGTAGACGAAGCCCTTCATCGTCTCGGTCGAAAGGCGGCGACACAGGCGAATCGCCTTGTTGAGGCTATCGCTCATCCGGTCGAAAATCTCGGCCTCGGTCAGGTCGCCCATGCGCAAGGAATGCTGCCGCAATCATCGCATAGCAACAGGCCCTTGCATCGTCAGCTATCTTGAGGCATTACATTCACGTCGGCGCATCAAAATCACTTGGGGGCAACGATGGACGCCATGCCGTCCGCAACCATGTCGCCGCGCGATGATTCGCCCGCTTGGCTGACCCGCAAGGAGGCGTCAAAGTTGCTTGGCGAACTGGGCTGTCCGGTCAGCCCCGGCGGCTTGGCGCGGCTGGCGGTGCGCGACAACACCGGCGGCGGCCCGCCATTCACGCGCTCGCGCAAACGCACCGTGCGCTATCTCGCCGCAGACCTCAGAGCCTGGGCGGCGCATCAGATCAGGAGAGTGGGATGATCATTTTGGAAGCCAAGACGAAGGCTGGCGTATGGGTCAAGATCGAGTTCGAAGACAAGGGCGATCGCGTGCCCGGCCACGATCTCAGCGGCAACCGTTTCGAGGCATTCACCGACTGGTTCCGAGTTCGCAATGGTTCCGCCATTCCTGGCCTTGTCTCCTTCAATCAGAAGCCAGACAAGCCGTGCGACCTTGAAAACTATGTCCAGGTTTCCCGCAAGGATCTCGAATGCTCACCCGACGCGCGATGGTTTCGACAGC